AGCCCGCAGGAGCGCGCCGCCGCGGCCGTCCGGCTGTTCCGCGGCGGGGCATAAGAGCTGATCCCGCGAGGAAGCACCTCGGCGGGCGAATAAGGAAGGAGATCCGCTATGGCGGACATTTCGCGCTCCGAGGTGGCCACCCTCATCGAGGAGGCCTACGCGCCGACCCTGCTCGACGCGGCCCAGGAGGCTGCCACCTCGCTGTCGGCGTTCCCGACGGTCCCGATGGGCACCAAGCTGACGCACCTGCCGGTGCTGGCGACCCTGCCCGAGGCGGACTGGGTGGCGGAATCGGCCACCGACCCCAGCGGCGTGAAGCCGACCAGCAAGGTCACCTGGGAAGACCGGACCCTCGTCGCGGAGGAGATCGCGGTCATCATCCCGGTGCACGAGAACGTGCTCGACGATGCCACCACCGACGTTCTGGGCCAGCTGGCTCGATCGGGTGGGCAGGCGATCGGCAAGAAGCTGGACCAGGCCGTTCTGCTCGGTATCGACAAGCCCGCCTCGTGGGTGTCTCCGGCGCTGCTGCCCGCGGCTGTCGCCGCAGGCCAGACCAAGTCGGTCGTCGACGGCACCGCCAACGTCGACGACATCCCGGGCTCGGTCAACCAGGTCGCTGAGATGGTGGCCACCGCCGGTTGGGCGCCGGACACCATGATCTCGTCGCTGGCACTGCGCTACAAGGTCGCGAACCTGCGCGACGCCAACGGGTTCCCGATCTTCCGGGACGAAAGCTTCGCCGGATTCCGCACCTTCTTCAACCGCAACGGCGCCTGGGACGCGGACTCCGCGGTCGCCCTGGTCGTCGACGCCTCCCGGGTACGGATCGGTGTCCGACAGGACATCACCGTGAAGCTGCTGACCGAGGCCACCGTGAACGGCATCAACCTCGCCGAGCGCGACATGGTCGCCCTGCGTTTCAAGGCCCGCTACGCCTACGTGCTGGGTACCGCGGCCACCGCTCAGGGCGCGAACAAGGTGCCCGTCGGCGCGGTCACCCCGGACACCACCAGCTGATGCGGTACCGCCACAAGCCCACCGGCCGCGAGATGGACGTCCGCCCGGGCTCCTACCTCGCGGCGCTGGTGGGCGGGGACACCGTGAACTGGGAACGGATCGGAGGTTCCGATGGCGCTGGCGACACCGGCCGACGTGGAAGCGATTCTGGGTCGGCCGCTGACAGCGGAGGAAGCAGCGCGGGTCGCAAGCCAGCTCGACGAGGCAAGCGATCTGGTGCTGGGGTACCTGAGGTGCCCACCGCCGACGCCGACTCCTGAGGCCATCGTGCGAGTGGTCGCGGCCATGGTCACGGCGTTGATCACCCGCCCCTCCTCCACGCCGATGAACGCCGAGCAGGTGACTGCGGGCGCGTACTCGCAGCGGTTCATCGACGGGTCCACCTCGAGCGGGCCCTGGCTGACCGGGGCGTTGAAGATGCGGTTGGCGCCGTATCGGTGCTCGATGGTGTCGGTGCCGCTGGTGAGCGAAAGGTACCGGTCGTGACGTACCCGACCCCTTACACGGTCGGGTACCACGTCCGAAACCCGGACGGCCCGGACCGGTTTCGGGAGGCCCCGTCCTACACCCCGCCCAAGGGTGAGGCCGGTATTCCGGTGCCGGTGATCCAGTGGGAAGCAGCCGTGTCGAACACCGCGGGCAACGATGGCCGGCAACTCCTCGGCCACGACCGCACCGAGGTATCGGTGAAGCTGTACGTCCCACCGGAATTCTCCCCCGCTCCCGGGGATCTGATCGACCTCCCCTCCGGCCCTGCCGGACAGTACGAGGTCGTCGGCTACCCGGAGGACTACACCCACGGATTCCACGGCTGGGCACCCGGCCACGTGGTGAATCTGCGGAGAATCGAGGGCTGATGGCCACCCCCCGAATCGACTGGAAACTCGCCGGGTTCCGGGCGATCCGCACCGCGGAGTCGACCAAGCAGATGCTGTACGAGTTCGCCAAGGTCGGTGCCAACGCGGGCGGGGACGGGTTCATCGCGCGCGCCAACAACGGCCGCAACCGCAACCGGGCCGCGGTCATCGCCGCCACCATCCGGGCACGGCGGCGCAACGCCCGCGACCACACCCTGGTGGGGCCGGTGATCGACGCGATGAAGGCCCACGGCCGGTGAGTACACCTGTCGTCTTCGCGCCGATCGTGATCGCGCTCGCCGACCACCTCGCCGCGCAACTCGTCGCGCGCGGGATCCCGGTGCCGGTGGTCAACTCGGTGCCGCGCACCAACCGGCCACCCCGGTATGTGCTGGTGCTGCAACCCGGCGGCGGCCAGGCCAACCTGAAAACCGACCAGCCCCGCACCGTCATCGAAGTGGTCGACGAATCCGGGATCGCCGCAGCCGACCTCACCTCCGTCGTGCGGGCGCTGGTGACCGCTGTGGCGCCCGGCTACGTCGGCGAGATCTGGGTGGACCGAACCCGCCACATCAGCCAGGTGTACTCACCGGACCCGGACACCAACGCCCCCCGGTTCCTGATCACCACCGAGCTGTGGTGCGCGGGCAAACCGCTGATCTGACAACTGCATACCTCCCCAAGGGCCTGTGCAAATCCCGAGGGAGAACATCATGGCTCTGCCATCCACCGACTACATCGGCGCAGGCACCCCGAACATCGCCGTCACCGGCGGTGTCCTGGCCGGACCCACGACCGCGCCGGTGCCGACCTCGGCCGCGGCCACCATCGACGCAGCGATCAGGCCGCTCGGCTACGTCTCCGAGGACGGGCTCGAGCCGCAGGGCGAGCGCACGGTGAACGCGATCCGGGACTGGAACGCCGACATCATCGCCCAGCTGCAGACCGAGCACTCCGTCCGGTTCTCGCTGACCCTGTATGGGGCGTGGGACGAGGACGTGCTGCGGGAGATCTTCGGCCCGGAGAACATCACCGTCACCGCGGCGACCCCGACCACCGGGAAGCTGATCACCGTCACCGAAACCGGCACTCCGCTGCCGAACCGGGTGTGGATCTTCGACATGAAGACCGGTGAGAAGAAGCTGCGGATCGTGCTGCCCAACGCGAAGGTCTCCGAGGTCACCGAGCGGGCGTTCGTCGCCGGCGAGCTGGCCGGGTTCCAGGTCGTCGTCGAGGCGTTCAAGGACGAGACCGGCGTGAAGGCCTACCGCTACTACGACGACGGCGTTGTCGAGTCCTCGTCGTAAAACCCGACCCCCAGTGATGGCGGGTTCACCCATGCACAGGCCCACCCGCCATCGCTGGGGCCCGACAAGCCCTGAGCCTGTGCACTCACAGAAAGAGGTCTGTGCATGACCACCAGCAAGCGCGCCCCGGTGACAGCGAAGAAGCAGAACGCGAAGGTCAAGACCGACTTCGTCCACACCGTCGGTGAGGGCGACGACGCGGTCGAAGTCCGGCTTCCGTCGCTGTCCTACCTCAAGCCCGGCCTGATCCGCCGGATTCGGAACCTGTCCGACATCGACGCCATGTACACCCTCCTCGAGGCAATCCTCGACGAGGACGTGCTGGCGGTGATCGACGACATGGACCCCGACGAGTACGAGGCGATGCTGACCGCCTGGCGTGAGCACTCAGGGGTGTCGCTGGGGAAATCCTGATCCTGGATGCCCTCATCCAGGAACACCCCCTTGCGGTCCAGTCGGACCTCATCGACCGCGGTCTGCGCCTGAACCAGCTCGGCACCAAGAAGCTCACCTGGTTCGACCTGGCCGCGGTCATCGACAACCTCCTACCCACGTCCGCGGTGAGCCGCGCGCTCAACCCGGACTGGATGTGGGGGCTGCCGGAAATGCTCCTGGCCGACGCCGTCGATTCCCTGCGCTGGCTCGTGTGGGCGAAAACCGAAGACGCGCAGAAGAAACGGAACAAGCCCAAGCCGGTGCCCCGCCCGGGCGTGAAGAAGCCCGAACGCATCGGTGATGCACCGCTGTCCATCGCTGACATGAACGAGTTCCTGGGATGGGAGGTGGCCGCGTGACCGCTCCTGCGCCACAAGCGATCGAGCTGGCAACGGCATACGTGTCGATCGTCGGCGAAACCGACAAACTCGCCCGCTCA